CAACAAGGAGACGAATAATGGCCATATTAACAGGTAACAACGGCGTTGTAAAACTAGACGCATCAGTGGGTGGAGCAGTTGCAACCATTGCCGCAGTGCGTAATTTTTCAGTTGAACTCACTCGTGATACAATTGAAACAACCACAATGGGTGTGGATGTAAGAACATATCTGAATGGACTGAGTTCATGGTCAGGTTCAGCTGATATCTATTTTGATCCAGCAGCCTCTACAGGAACCATTGCTACTCACGCAGTGCTGAATCCAACATCAGGCACTGTAGGTCAATCAACACTAACCGTGGAATTATTCTGTGCTGACGCAGCAGGCAAGTTCTCAGGTGAAGTTATCATCACTGGATTCACAGTGAACTCTACAATGGACGGTATGGTAGAAGCATCTATCAGTTTCCAAGGTAGTGGTGCTTGCACATTCACAGCCTAATAGGAGATCACAATGGCTACATTAACAGGTAATAACGGAGCAGTGACAATTGGTTCAACAGCCATTGCTGCCGTGCGTAATTTCTCAGTTGAAATGACTGCGGACACCATTGAAACATCAACAATGGGAACAGATGTCCGCACATACATCACTGGACTGAGTTCATTCTCAGGTTCAGCAGACATTTACTTTGATCCTTCAGAGTTTGATGGTGCAGAAAGCACTTTCAATCCCACTGCAGGTCTAGTAGGTGCAAGTGGTGTTGCAGTTAAACTATACATTCAAGAAAATTATTCATCTACATCAGATTACGCATTCACAGGCAATGTGATCGTAACTGGTTATACAGTGAATTCATCATTTGATGGTATGGTAGAAGCCAGTATCAGTTTCCAAGGAACTGGTGCTACTGTATTCTCAACCACTGCTGTATAATGAATCTTAAGATAGAGGTTCGCGGTATTGCTGATACTATGAAACAGGTAGAACAGGATTACCGCGGCTTTCTGGAGCGAGTAGCAGATACGATTGTCACAGAAGCACCCAAGTTCACACCCAAACGCACCGGCAGGGCCGCGGCAGGTTGGGAAAAGAAAGTCAGCAATGACTCATTTGAAGTTGTGAATAATGTGCCTTATGTGGGCTACCTAGAAAAACCGTATGTCAAAAGCAAACAAGCCCCAAGGGGTATTATTGGCCCCACACTAACCTCTGTCAAAGGAAAATTAAAATGAGTAAAGTATTAGATAAAGCAACCAGCCACTTCCGTGAAAAGATCAGTGGTGATATGAAGAAGATCAATGTTCCTGAATGGGAATGTGATATCTATTTCAAATCCACCCTTACACTAAAAGAACAAGGCAAGCTCATAGAGTTGGCCAGTCAAGGAAAACAAGTAGAGGCTTTATGTGAAAGTCTCATTGTCAAAGCCCGTAACATAGACGGCTCCAAGATGTTCAATTTTGCTGACAAGGCTGCATTGCTGAATGAAGTAGATCCAAATGTCATTATCCGTGTTGTTGGAGAGATCAATTCTGCCAATGATGAAGAACAAGATTTGGAGAAAGTAGAAAAAAACTAATAGGAGATCCAGACATGATGTTTGCCTGTAGGTTGGCAAAAGATTTGGGTCTCACATTAGAGCAGGTGTTTGAAATGACCACTATAGAGTTTCGCACGTGGGCGGCATTCTATAACTGGGAACACAAAGAAATGAAGAAAGCACAACAGAAATCAAGGAGCAGATAGTGGCTGAAACACAAATTAAAATCACGGCGGACACCAGACAGGCCGAACGTGATATTAAACGACTTGAAACCGCACTGGATGGTATCAATAGTGTTGGTGATGGTGCCGCTACTGCTTTGGCTGCTATCACTGCTGCCGCGGCTGGCATGGGTTATGCCATACTAAAAACTCTAGATGCGGCAGGTGCCTTAATTGATGCTTCTAAAGCACTGGGCATATCAGCACAGAATCTACAGGTGCTACAACACGCTGCCGCATTAACAGGTGTTTCAGCAGAAGAACTCAATGGCAGTCTGATGCGTTTGCAAAACAACCTAGGCAGTGGCTTTGCCCAGGGCACAGGTGCTGCCGTAGATGCTATGAAGCGTCTTGGCATTCCAATGGAAACCATAATGGGAATGCGAGCAGACAAACAGTTTGAAACCATTGCCGCTGAACTCAACAAAATACCAAACCCAGCAGAACGCAGTGCCCTGGCCATAGATTTACTGGGCAAGCAAGGTCCACGATTACTAGAGATTGCTGCCAACGCTGAAGCCGTTCGCAAAGAAATGGAAGCCATGGGACTGGCACTCAGTGACATTGATGTGGCAGCACTGGACATGGCTGGTGATTCTGTTGATGAACTCAAAGGCATCTTTGATGCTGGCCTTAAGAAAGCCGTGGCAGACATTGCTCCTTACATTGTGGCCATTGTTGACAAGATCAAAGAAGCCATTAAAGAAGCAGGTGGCTTTGAAGTAGTATGGGCAAGAATCAAAGCAGCCATCAAAACAGCACTGAACATTGCCATATTCACTGCGGCTATATTTGCTTTTGCTCGTATGGCATCATTTGCTGTGGGATTAGTCACTGCGATTAGAAGTGCTGGCGTGGCCATGGGTGTGTTTAACGCCATAGTAATGCGTAATCCATTGATGCTGGCAGTTGGTGCGGCATTGTTGTTGGCCAAGGTTCTAGGCATTGATGTGGTTGGTGCTGTCACCAGCAGTCTGATACCTACACTAGACTTAGAAAAGGCCAATAAAAACATTGCTGACAAGGCTGCTGAAATTAAAAACACCAACGAAGCCAATGTTGAAGTCAATAAAGAAGCCAACAAAGAACAACAAAAAGCCTTAGACGCTCTAAAAGAAACTTTATCTAGACTAGAACAAAGTGTCAAGTTTGAACGAGACAAAGTTGTTCTAGGTGAAGCACAGGCCAACATCAACAAGATGATTGCTGAAGAAAGTGAAAAATTAGCCAAAGTTGGTCAGACACTCAGCAGCCAAGCAAAACGTCGAATCGCTGCTGCTTATACTGAACTTCAAGCAATCAAAGAACAGGCGGCATTGACCAAAGTCTTAACAGGTCTTGAAACAGATAGATTAGGTCTGTCAGAAAGTGACAAGAATCAGCGTGAAATAATTCTAGCCATACGCAAACAAGAAGTAGAATTCAATCGTCAATTAACTGAAAGTGAAAGAAGCAAATTGACCACTGCTATCAGAGCAGTCCAAGAAGCAAGAGCACAAGAATCTATTACAAAGACTCTAAAAAGTCTTGAATCAGATCGTTTAAGTCTATTAGAAAATGACAAGAATCAACGTGAAATTCAGACCGCGATACTTAAAACGCAAGAAGACATTGGTCGAGTATTAACTGAACAAGAAAAGACTAGATTGACCACTGCTATTGAAGCAGTTCAACAAGCAAGAGCACAAGAGTCCATTACCAAGACTCTTAGAGGTCTTGATCAAGAAAGATTGACTGTGACCATTGCTGACAAAGATCAGCGTGAAATACAGACCAGCATACTTAGAACACAAGAAGATATTGGTCGCAGTTTAAGTGCTGAAGAAAAAACTAGATTGACCACTGCCATACAGTTGACACAACAGGCACGTGAACAAGGTGCCATTGCTGAAAGCATTTTCAACTACACTCGCAAGCAGACTGAACTAGAAAAAATCAATCGTGGTATCAGTCTACAAGGCACATTGGATCCAATGGGCGGTGCTGGCAAAGAATATGCCAGAGATGAAGAAGCACTCAAAGCCATGTTGGATCGCAAGTTGATTAGTGAAATGGAATACTATTCACAGCGTGAAGAGTTGGCTCGTCAATACAATCAAAAGGTGCAGGATCTAGAACTAAAACGCATTGAAACTGTGCTACAATCACAGAGCAGTGCTCTAGCAGTTGAGATGTCAGAAAAAGATCGAGCATTGTTGCAGGCAGTGGGTGCTCAAGAACGTCAGAAAGCCATTGTGCAAGAACGCATCAACTTTGAAAAGAAATCAGAGATGGAGAAAGTGTCATTTGCTCTAGAGCAAGGTGCCACAATGTTCAACGCCCTGGGAGCACAAAACAAGAAAGCATTTGAAGCAGCCAAGGCATTCAACCTTGCCAAC